ACCTTAATAAACTTCCTCATTTTAAATATACATCCGACTTGTTTTTAAATAAGTCAATTATTCTAGATGAAAAAAATCATGGATTTGTGTTGTTACTTGATTGGTCAGGTTCAATGAACTGTATCATGACAAGTGCTATTCTACAATTGATCAACAACGTGATGTTTTGTAAAAATATTGATGTGCCGTTTGTAGCATACGCATTTTCTTCAGAGGCATCTAAATCTTATGATTTTTCAATTCCGAGTATTTTCCATGCTGCAACTGCTGGTGATTTGAGAATTCATCCTAATTTTAAATTATTGGAACTTTGTGATTCTACAAAAAAGAATTATGAGGAACAATTAAAGAATTTATTCTATTTGGCGTATTGTTTCAATTCTACTAGTTTAGTAACTAGGTCAACTTATCAGAGTTATATTAAAAATTATTTTGATGAAAATAAAAAACTTCAAAATAGATACAGTCACTTACATCATATAAATCATTCCGTAAAAAATATGGTTGTGTTAAGTGATGTATTTGAATTGGGTTCAACTCCTCTGAATGATAGCCTAGTGTTGATGAATCATGTATTGATAGAACAAAAACGAAAGATGAATGTTGATATTATGAATTTCATCACAATCACGGATGGTGATAGTGACCATATGCAACATTCTGCAAAAGAAGATGTTCCGTCTACAGTAAGAGTAGAAAGTCCATTTATACCAGAAGCACTACTAGATGAATGTAAAGATGAAAAATTAAACAACAGAATAATGTCTCTTAAATCTAAATATAGCAGTTATTTTGATAGTTATAATAGAAATGCTGACAACAGAAATGATATCTCTTCACGAACTAGAAATCAAAAAGTTTTCATTAAATCATTAAATGGAAACAAAATTTATGATATTTCTCTAGAAACCAATGATGATAATCCATATGATTATGGCTATCAAATTAGCAGAGAACGAACACGGTCTTTGGCCCGTGTTTTGAAAGAAGAAACAGGAGCAAATGTTATTAGTATTGAATTAGTGAATATTTCAAACAATGCATTCAAGAAAAATTTGATTACTTCATATGATATTAAAGATTATGATGAAGTTGAAGAAATGTCTAATTCATATAAAAAGAACGGATTTGCAACCGTTACTGGAAAAGGATATGATAAAATCTTTGTTGTTAACACAAATGTAATTGGTGATGAATATGTAAGAAGTTATTATACTTCAGAACCTCACGATAAAGATTATCTTGATGATTTGGAAACAAATAAAAAAGGAGTATTTACTACTAAACAATTGACCAGTGCATTGGGTAAGAATGTTTCTCAAAAGAATAAGAGAAAATTTCTTGCTACCAGAATAGTGGACGTTATTTCCGAAAAACAGAAAATTTCTGCTTGACATTTGAAAAGAACACTGATATACTGTATGAGTGTTCTTGATTATTCCCCCAAAAAAGGAGTTTGTTATGATTCGTGAAGTTGAACTTGTTCGTGAGCATTTGGGTAAAGAAACCGCCACTCGCAAAGAAATCGTTGAAGCCGCAAATGAACTTGGTATCAAACACGGTACAGTTCTTCGTAAGTCAGAAAAAATTGGTCACGGAATCTATAGACTAGAATCTGTTGCTGCCGTTAATAAACCTACCGGTGAGAAAGTTGTGAAATTTAGACAACCCAAACCAGAACCAGAAATTAAAAAAGGACACACTCCTGAAAAAGACCCATGTTTTGTTCCTTTTGGAGATTTTTCAATTGTTGATGCGATTGTAGCATCTGAACGTTTTATGCCACTGGTGATTACAGGAGACTCCGGTAATGGCAAGACTAAGATGGTAGAACAGGCATGTGCGAAAAACAAAAGAAATTTCTATCGCATGAACATTACTGTTGAAACTGATGAGATGGATATTCTTGGTCACTACAATTTGATCAATGGAGAAACTGTATGGGAGGACTCTCCACTTGTTGAAGCCGCTAAAACCGGTGGAGTTGTTTTGTTAGATGAAATTTTTGCTGGAAATCCAGCACGTATGCTGGCACTTCAAGGTATTCTAGAAGGTAAGCCATTTCTCATCAAGAAAACTGGTGAAAGAGTAGTTCCAAAGAAAGGATTCAATATCATTGCTACAGACAACACAAAAGGTAATGGTTCAGAATCTGGACGTTATATTGGAACTAACATTCAGAATACCGCATTTCTTGAGCGATTTGTAATGTGCATTGAGCATGACTATCCAACAAAAGCTAAAGAAATCAAGATGTTGGATAAGTACATTGAGGTAAACGACATTGTCATTGATGATGAAAAATATACTGAGAAACTTTGCCAATGGGCAGAAGTAACTCGTAAATCATACAAAGATGGTGCGATTGATGAACAAATCACAACTCGCAGATTGTTTCATATTCTAAACATCTACTCTGTATTGAATGACAAGGAGAAAGCCATTCTATATGCAATTGCTAGATTTGATGAGGAAGTTAAAGATTCATTCCTATCATTGTATAAGAAGATTGATGATACTGTGATTGACCCGAATCATCAACCAATTGATAAGGAAGACTTGGTAAGTTTTTCTGAATTGACTAAAGAAATTGCCAGAACTAACTATGATGCATATCATCTGCAAGATAAACCAAATTTTGAAGATGTATATGAAGTGTTCAATGATTATCTTGCTTCATCCGAAGGATGGAATAATTATCCTCAATCATACAGCAGAACAACACAAGCTGAAGAGATTGATGCTGTTAAAATTGAAATTGAAAACGCATGGACAAAGGCAAATGTTTGGGAACAAGTTAATAAAGTTTTGTTCATCCGTGATTGAGTAAGTTCACTAAATAGTAGAGAAACAGTGGTAGCGCAAGTGTTCTCTACTATTTTATTAATTTTTAATGGAGTATATTAAATGGCAGAAGCAGAAAATATTAATAATGAAACTGGTATGAAAACCCAGTTAGAACCAAAAGATTTTGAAGGCAAATCTTTAATGGTTTGTATGCCTTGTTATGGTGGACAGATGATTGCCGAAACAGCATCCCGCCTCATTGACCTCAACACACTCTGTTCTTATTTCGGAATTAAACTTCAGTGCAAATTTATCATGAATGAAAGTTTGATTCAAAGAGCAAGAAATTATCTTACACATTATTTTGAAATTTCTGATTTTTCTCACATGATTTTCATTGATGCTGATGTAGTTTTTGACCCAAGAGATGTATTACATTTGCTTTACTTATCAGATGAAGAACATGAAATTATTGGTGGTTTGTATCCCAAGAAACACATTCTCTGGCCAAGAGTAGACAAAGCAGCAAAGATGGAAGGGTTTTTGGATGAACCAGGAAAGTTAGCTGATTTTGGTGGTGACTTTGTTTTTAATCCTGCTCAACGTGGAGAAATTGAAATTTTCAAACCAGTTGAAGTTTTGGAAATTGGAACTGGTTTTATGATGATTAAAAAATCAGCACTTGATACCTATAGAGCGGCATATCCTAATTACGAATATAAACCCGACCATAATCATTCAAAAGATTTTAATGGTTCAAAAAATATTACAGCATATTTTCATGTAGACTTTGATAGACCGGAAACAACTGGTGGGTCAACAAATAGATTATTGTCTGAAGATTATTTTTTCTGTCAAATGTCAAGAAAAGCTGGAACAAAAATTTGGGCATGTCCTTGGATGCAATTGTCTCATGTCGGAACTTATGTATATAAAGGTTCTGTTCAAGCACTTGCAGCAATGGAACAAATGGCAGCAAGACAACAAACCATTCCAACTATTGATTTAAAATAAAAAAAAGGTTTACTTTTTGATTTAAATATGTTATGATCTTATTCATTCAGGCATCTGAACTTTTGGGACAATTTAAAAATTGTCCTGAAAAAATTCCATTTATGTATAATTTGGGATTAGATTACGCTACAAATACACTAGATTGTATTTTTGAAAATGAGTATGTAAGTGTTTTTGATTTTAAAAATTATGGTCTTATAAATGATAATCGGTGGAATTCTTATGAAATATCAAAGGGTTCTGCTGGAATTTTGATTGAAATTAAAATAAATGAGGATTAAATATTATGAAATTATCCAAAGCAGATTTGCTCTTTCTTTCCAATTTCGCTTCCATTAATGAATCTATTCATGTTCATGAAGGTGCAATGCAAAGCACAGTTGCTAATTCTGGCAACTTATTTGCTTTTGCAAAGTTTGATGAAGAATTTCCAAAAGAGTTTTGTATTTTTGATTTGAATCATTTCATTTCTGTCTATTCTCTAGTTTCATCAACAGGTGACACAGTGTTGGAATTTCCAACAGATGAACAATATCTTGTAATTAAATCGGATAAAACAAGTCAAGATATTCGTTTTTGTGACCCTAAACTTGTAGAAGAACTAGATAGAAATAAAAAATATGTAATTGAAAATCCAGATATTGTTTTCACTTTAAGTGAAGCAATGTTGGATTATGGAAAAAAGTCCGCAGCTATTAATGGATTTATAAACTTAGTTTTTGAAGGTGATAAATCCGATATTTATATGGTAGCGGAAACAATTACAGTAAATAGTAATAATGCATCAGAAAGACATCGTAGAAAAATTGATCAGAATAACACAACTGGTAATCCATTTACTGCAGTGTTTGAAGTTTCTAAATTAAAGATGTTAGGTGATGATTATGAAGTTCGTATTTCAGCAAAAGGTGGTGCTCAATTTACTTCACTCAATCGTGATTATAAATTCTTTGTTGCGCTACAACAACCAGTAACTTTTGATTAGGATTAAAAATGTCTTATAATGTTTACTCATTGAAATTAACAACAGGTGAAGAAATTATTGCAAAATCAGAAAATGTTCTAGATTCTTGGTGGGATAGTCCAAGCGTAATTATTCAGAATCCTTTAACTCTTGTACAAACACAACAAGGTATTGGTGCAATGCCTTGGTTGGGAACTGGAGAAACTGAAGAAATTACGATTCCGACTACGCAAATTATTGCTGTTGCGAAATCAAAATCAGAAGTTCAAAGCATGTACATTAAATCAACTTCAGGAATAGATATTGCATCGGCAGATACATCTTCAATTCTTATGTAAAATGAAAAAAATTATTATGAGTTTTGCCACACTTATATTGTTATCAACAAATGTAGGTGCGGCGAAAATAAGTGAACAGAAAGTTAATGTATTTTATAAGAACAATAGATTTAAAAACAGTATAGCTTATTGTATTTCTAGAGCAGAAAAAAAACAATACTTTAATTTTATAAAGTCTACTTTTAAAAGACATAGATTGCCATATGAATTAATTTATCTTCCTGTTATAGAAAGTTGTTTTAATCCTTATGCCGAATCTCCTAAAGGTGCATTGGGTATGTGGCAAATAAATGACATAACTGCTAAACATGTAGGATTGAAAGAAGGATTTTTTACAGATGAAAGATACAACTGGAAAAAATCTACTGTTGCCGCAGCAAAGTATCTATTATTTTTAAGAGAACGTTTTGATAATTGGGAATTAACAATTGCTGCGTACAATGTTGGTCCAACATTTCTCAGAAATCAAATACAAAAATATAATACGAATGATATTGAAAAGCTTAGACTTCCAAGAGAAACAAGAGATTATGTTTACAAGTTTAAAGCTTTAATAAAATATACCAAAAAATCAAGGAGTTAGTAATGAGTTCGCAAAACAATAATTTAACTTCCGTAGTTCTGCCTTCTGCAGAAGCGGATATTTTGGCAATACAAAAAGTGTTAAAAGAAGTTTCTGATTGCATGACACGTATTGATTCAGAAAAAGATTTTATAAAAGATGCACTAAGTGATTTATCGAAACAATATCAAATTCCTAAAGTAATGTTAAATCGTGTGGCAAAAACTTTTCATAACAGAAATATATCTGAAGAACGTGCAAAAACAGAGGATGTTTTTTATTTGTATGATGGAATATTTTCTACTAAAAAATCTACAGAGGAAGACTCATGACTTATATGATTTTATTTGCAATTGGTCTAGGATTAGGATTTGGAGCAGGTATCTACTTGTCAAAAAATATCTTGACTTCTGATAATTAATTGGTATAATAAGGATGGTGTAATTATGTATAAAAATAGTAAAGTGGCTAGAAATATTAGAAGAAAATCTGCAATATCAAGATTGGAAAACACTATTTCAATTCATCAAAAAACTATGAGTGAAACCAAAGATGATGAAATTTTAAAGAAATTGCAAAAAAAAATTAATGGACATAAGCTTACTATCGAAAATACTCAACGTAATATGAAAAATATTTAATCAGTGAGTTTGTTATGATTATTCGTGATGAATTTTTGTGG